GCCGCCTATACACTATATATAATCAACGACCCGAGGTTTGTTTGAACGCCTGCTGCATAAGTAACAGTAACTGTCATAGCAATGGTAGAAGACCCATTGCTTGTAACGTACCAAGATCCTGCTTGTGTTTGAGACGTGACACCAGCTGTAGTTTCAACAGGGCTAACAGTCTGGGCCACACCATTCAATAAGAGCTGTAAGACGGCACCGGTTATATTAGCACCGGTATTAGACTCGTCAACTGTGGCAAACACTAAATAATTTCCTGTGGCAAGCGTGATAGTACCAGCGGCATTGACAGCCCCTATACCGTTGACAACCGTAGTTGCCAAGAGCATAGTTGCCGCCACTCCGGTGGCACCACCCGCTTCTGCCGTTGTGGATCTAAAATTGGCAGTAGAGTAGTTAACACTGGGTGTAGTTGTGCCCTCAAGAATAGGGACACTCAACTCAAGCGCATAACGAATGCGCAATTCACCAATTGCAGTAGTATTAGCACAAGCAACTGTGCTAGCGTATAGGACACCAATATCATAGGTCTTGATGTCTGAACCTCCGGGTACGCCGGCTGGTCTGACGAAATAGGCATCGTTGTTGGTTTTAAGCAGAGACTTTGGTATTTCTAAAGTAACGTCTTGATATGGCATAGCATCCGCATGTGGGTCGGTATCTTCCACCTGCTGCTTAGAGGCAGGTGGTGGATCCGAAGCGTCGGCATCAAAAGACAACATGATCTTGCCGACCTGGCCATTCGTGGCAAACCCACTTACCATAGGTTTAAAGTAAAATTCAACCATCAAGAATCGGTACTTCTCATAAAGAACGGCTTCACGGGACAACCTCGGAAAAGTTCCCACTTGCCCGGGATTCAAATTGAACCCAGTAGCAACAAATGAGACACTTCCGTTAACGTCTGCTACAAATTCATCAGATACAACGATGTTTCGTCTTGCCTGTGAACTTACCCTCCCATCGGGGAAGAACTGATTGCGTCGAGCAAAGGCTTCATACACAATCAAATCCCGTGGGGGTCTTCGGAATGAAGAGAGGAAGGCAGCGCCCTTACGGGCACCTCTCCGCTTATTCCGGTTATTTTGCTTCGTAGTTACACCACCAGCGGGGGCCGAAGCAGCCACCCGGGGTTGAGCATTTTTCTTAGATTTCTGGGACATTTCCCCACTGGAACTCAGGGAAACAATGGCGCTCATTAGTCCATGTATCAACATTCCAAGTGACTTCACTAAAATGTAGGGGTTCGACGGGGAAGTTCCACTCCCGTAAAACAGACTCATACATATACTGCTGTGTTTCACTAACACCAAATGCATTGGCAAAGGATATTCTTGCATCATCCGTAATAACATCTGAACCTTTATTACGCAATTCTCGTATATACCTCCACCACTCATTACTACTCGTGTCAAACCGCACACGAGCACCTTGAGAGTTCCGAATCAAGGCACGGGCATATTCCTGCAGTACTGGCACTCCACAATTGAGGGCAGCCTCACACTGACCGAGACCGGCTAAATATTCTAGCCGAACTCGTGGAGGAACCGACAACCACCTGGTGCCAACCAGGCAACTGGACATCACTTTAAACGGATTTCGGACAAATTTCCATTTTTGGCCATCGTAAACAGGTTTACTGTGGCACCACTCAACATCACCAATTGATTTCGCTACGTTCTCTATTTTTAATTCGTGTCCCATTGAAAGCACTAAACCAGGCAGCCGTTCAATAACACGGTCTGCATCTAGCTCTTCGATAATAAGGAGACAATCATCCCCATCATCGAGAAGATCATAAGGCACGCGAAGCTCTTTCTCAAAAATACCAATCATCATGGAGAGCATTAGCACACAATTCCCCAAAGCTGTATTCATATCCCCAGACATTCGCTTCCCTCTTGTAACATACTTGTAACCGAGCCTAGAAGAGCACCGGTTGACTAATTGCATGTTCAGAAGCCAAGCGAAATAGGGGTCAGAATTACTAGCTCTGTAGACAGAGTGTTCAATGACGAGAGACTCTTGAGAGACATGTTGATCAAATCTACTCATGTCTAGAGACAAGACAACAGGTTTCTTAAACATACCCATTTTAGTCTTAAGGGCGCGCGCCCGCTGTATCTGGTTCATCCCTTTCCCAACTAGTCGTGTGTATGATTTCAAATATTTACCACGACAACGAAGACTATATAAATAGGGTTCGATGGGTTTAAGGTATGAAGCAAGAGCTACACAGTACTTGGGATCCCGAAATTGTATAGATCGTGGATCAGGATTGGTGGTGCGGGGTTCCATCTTCTCACATTTAATAAACATGGAGACACCTGCATCGTGGCTGGTTAAGCCATCGTTAAGCAACTGATCTAGAGCTCGAGCATATCTGGTTTTCTTACTACCACTATAATGCTGAAAGAACAATCCGAGCTCTTCCTGTTCGGTCTTGGGCAAGCAGCGGCTAATCAACCTTGCTCCATATCTCATGACCGATAGTCCTTCCTCAGTAGGTTGTGGAACTTTACCACAAACTCTATTAGCAATACTAACCCGCTGGTTGTGCACGCAGTCAAAATGCGCGAAAGGTACATACACACCAGGTATACCGGGTGAGGCTAAATGGACAATACGCCGCTTATGTTGGCCCCCATCATCCTCAGGCACACGGATCACTCTACACCCCCGATCGAGGTCTTTTAGTACTTTGGAAGGTACCAAGGCGCAAAGTGCCGGGAGGACGATTGGGCCCCGTCAACGGGACGGAAGGGCACCACCACTAGGCAAGGTGCCATGTGTCGCAAAGTTGTGGACTGTATGGAGGTCGGACAAGTGCGATTCAAGTCGACGCAGTTTAGCAACATCGACATCAAGCAGCTCATTGCAAGCATCTACAACACTTTCAGCAGAGAATGCTTTGTCAACTTCATCCCAAAGAGGGTGAGTATCACGACACCATTGCAGAACCCGATTTTTAACCTGCTGGATTCGGCTGACATCGCGGGGCGTTGCATACAAACTGATCCATGCATACGCCACAAGTTGACAATCTACCTTGTACTTGCGAGCAACCACTGGAATGCGACATTCGAGACAATGTCTCGGGGGTTCTAGACAGTACAAAAAAAAAATCGCCACGAAAAGAAACAACGCGACAATAGTACTGAAAAAAGTCACGACCTCGACCTGGTCGTGGATAAATTCCCTTATTAGTGCGCGGAGGAACCGATATCCGCCCACTTGTATTAATACAGCATACCCACTTATAAATATGACAGCAAGGATTACTTCTGTCAAAAGTATGAGTCGTGTAAAAGCAACTGTCCACCATTTGCATAAGCAATGAGAATGAACATGTCCTGGGATCACGGGGAAGTAGACATCCATCAACCATACATACCAAGTTAGGCAGTAGGCGTAGAAAGGGGACTGTATTAAGTGCACCCATAACTTCACCGATTCATCACACCAAGACCAATCATCCAATGCTTTCGCAGGGTTGACAATGGGGTCGACTGGCACTGTGGGGCCAGAAACCGCTAAAGCGGTTGATATAGCGCTAGGAGCCACAGGCGCTATCGCTGCAACATTAACAGCTGGTGCGACAATAGACGTCGCAGCCACGGAAACGGGTGGAACATAACACCAAGAGCACTGACGGCAGCAATTATACCCTGTTCTATGGTATTGCTTGCAGCCGCCCTTGCACTGGTGCCGTGCGCCATCGGTTTCGAGTGGAATGCCTCCAGTAGGCTGGCTCTGCTCTTTCTTAATCGGGGCAGGTCCCGATGCAGCAACCTTGGCATAGGCTTCAAGTAGCGTCATGTTAACGTGACCAACACCATCATTAACGTACATGACTGGTGAATGAACGTGAACATTCTGCTTACTCAAGGCCGCAGCCCGGCGGTCCACAGGGTCTTCAGAGAATAAATTCTCAAGAAAACCTGATGGTACATCCACAGGTTCAACCAACTCAACATCCTGAGCCAGTTGTGCTGCACGACTAAAGGGTCGTACTGGGGAGCGATTAAACCGCTCCTGAGGTACACCTAGGAACTTTAGAACCCAAGGTGCTCGGGTTCGCATGTCGGCAACGTCTGTTCCGTACCACATCCATTTAGTGGCGGACAACTCTCGCAATTTGCGCACCTGATACCTAGACGTATTCACAAATTTATCAGCCCGTTTACTTCCGTTGGCGGCAGATCCACCGTGGGAGTTTTCAACAGGCCTCACTCGTCTTGTGGGCCTAGATCGGCGGCTAGCGGTATTCCAGCGTTCCGATTGTTG